CATCTATTTTCTTGAATGTGAGTATAAGTAGTATTGTAAGGAGATTAGTATGACCTATGATGATGTTACGCTAGAGAAAGGTGGAATACACTATCTCTGTGGAGACATTAATGACGAGACTGCGCGCATAGCTGTTGAGTGGATATTGAGAAATGAATTGGTAGATGAGCCTTTTGTCGAATTGAAGTTGCTTATCAATTCTTGTGGTGGATCTCTGACTGACGCATTTGCCTTAATTGATATAATGAAAGGTGCGACTGCAAAAATATCTACTGTAGGTATTGGTGAAGTGTCGAGCGCCGGCTTGGCAATTTTTATGGCTGGTGAGAGAGATATGAGAATACTAACACCGAATACGGCTATACTGTCGCATCAGTATTCTTGGGGAACTTACGGAAAAGAACACGAATTGGTTGCAGCAAAACGTGGATTTGATTTGACTACAAATATGATGATGAGTCATTATAAGAAGTGTACCGGTTTGACGGAAAAAAAGATTCGAGAGTTTTTATTGCCTGCGTCTGATGTTTGGTTGAGTGCTAAAGATGCATTGGAGCTTGGTATTTGTGATGAAATTAAGAGGGTCTATTAATGGATTATTTCGATAAAATTGTCAGTGATGTTCGTTCTGCAAATGAGTTTGTGGATACTTACGCTGATGTGGATCGATATATTGATACTGGATCTTATATATTGAATGCATTGTTATCTGGTTCGATTTATAAAGGTCTTCCTGGTAATAAGATTACTGCATTTGCTGGTGAGTCTTCCACGGGTAAGACATTCTTTACTTTGGGCGTTGTTGGTCAATTTTTAAAGAATAATCCAGATGGTGGTGTGATTTATTTTGAGAGCGAGTCTGCAATCACGAGAAAGATGATTGAGGAAAGAAATATTGATTCCAAAAGATTGATTATTATTCCTGTATCTACTGTCCAAGAGTTTCGACATCAGGCGCTCATGGTATTGAATAAGTATCTTGAAGATAAGCCGGATGATCGCCCACCGATGATGTTGTGTCTTGATAGTTTAGGAATGCTTTCGACTACGAAAGAGATGACCGATAGTGCAGAAGGCAAAGAGACTAAGGACATGACCCGGAGCCAGATTCTCAAGGCTGCATTTCGTGTACTTACGCTGAAGCTCGGTCAGGCTCGTGTTCCTATGGTGGTAACGAATCACACATATGACGTTATTGGTTCGATGTTCCCCACTAAGGAGATGGGCGGTGGTTCTGGTTTAAAGTATGCTGCGGACTATATCATCTATCTGTCTCGCAAGAAGGAGAAAGATGGTAAGGAAGTTGTTGGGCATGTCATTCATTGTAAAAACCACAAGTCGAGATTGACGAAAGAGAATAAAATTGTCGATGTTCTTTTGAGGTATGATTCTGGTTTGCATCGTTATTATGGTCTTGTTGATCTTGCGGTAGATTGTGGAGTGTTTAATAGAAGTGCGGGTCGAATTGAATTGCCCGATGGATCTAAGCAGTTTGAGAAGCGAATTTATGCTGACCCTACTAAATATTTTACTGATGATATTCTAAAGAAAATTGATGAGTATTGTGAGCGAGAATTTACATATGGTGACAATACTGGAGAAATTGTAGATGCTGATGACTACGAGCAAGACGATAGCTGATATTTATGAACTTGTGGAAAATCCTATGGATGAGAAAGATGACCATTGGTGTGTCTTAATAAAGGAAACAAAATTCTCAGGTTTGCTTTATAAGTATAATGAAGTGTCGTTTGTTGGTGATGAAACTAAAGATGCAAAAATAACTTTACGATTTACTTATGATGTATTAGATATTCCTTCATCACTGCAAGGAAATAACTTAAACGAGCAGGAAGAAACAGATTTTAAGAATCTGCTTGGCGATGTTTTGGTGCATATTATAGAGCAAGATTTTGATAAAAGTGAAGAGGAAGTAGATGACGGATCGCGTAGAGTTAGTTATACTGAAAAATCTGACACAGAACGAGTCGTATACCAGAAGAGTAATCCCGTTTCTAAAGTCTGATTATTTTCAAGATTCTTCAGAGAGAATCATATTTGATTCGATCTATAATTTCATCGACAGTTATAATGATCTTCCTACCAAGGAAGCATTGTCGATTGGAATTGAAAACTTGACAACAATTAAGCAATCCGAGCTTGATATGGTTCATGGTTTGCTTGATGATGTGTTTAAGGAAGCCGAATCTACAAATGAAGAGTGGCTGATTGAACATACGGAAAAGTTTTGTCAAGATCGATCAATCTATAATGCGATCATGGAATCTATTAAGATCATTGATAATGATTCCAAGAAAGATAAAGGAGCCATTCCTGATATATTGAGTGGTGCTTTATCGGTTTCTTTCGATACTCATATTGGTCATGATTATCTAGAAGATTCTGATGAGCGATATGATTTTTATCATAGGCGAGAGAGTCATACTCCATTTGACTTGGAGTATTTCAATAAGATTACTGACGGTGGTATTTGTGATAAGACTCTGAATGTATTAATGGCTGGTCCTGGTGTCGGTAAGACTCTAGCGATGTGTCATTTTGCTGCATCGTATCTTAGTCAAGGTAAGAATGTATTATACATTACATTAGAAATGGCAGAGGAAAGAATCTCTGAGAGAATTGATGCGAATCTATTAAATGTGGCACTGCAAGATTTGAAAGATTTACCAAAAGAATCATATGACAAAAAAGTCGAGCGCGTTCGATCTGGGACAAGCGGTAAACTAATTGTTAAAGAATATCCGACAGCTCAAGCTGGTGTTTCGCATTTTAGACATTTGCTAAATGAGTTGAATCTTAAAAAGAACTTTCAGCCAGATGTTTTGATTATCGATTATATCAATATTTGTATCTCGAATCGAGTTAAGCCTGGTGGGAACGTCAATTCATATGCATATATTAAGAGTATTGCAGAAGAATTGAGAGGGTTTGCAGTTGAGAGAACAATTCCGATAATTACTGCTACACAGATTAATCGAGAAGGTTTTTCTAGTTCTGATGTTGGGATGGAAAATGTTGCTGAGAGTTTTGGCTTGCCTGCTACTGCTGATTTGTTTTTGGCTCTTATTACAAGCGAGGAGCTTGAACAATTGAATCAAATTATGGTTAAGCAATTGAAGAATCGATATAGTGATTTGGCGACTAATCGAAGATTTGTTGTTGGTGTTGATCGTGCTAAGATGAGGTTGTACGATTGTGATGATTCTGCACAGGAAGACATTATGGATGACTCCACTTCTTCATCACATAATGGCAAAAGAGATTACTCTGGAATTAAAGTATAATACATATAAATAATATTTGTTTTATGTAAAGGAGAAATCTAAATGGAATGGTTAATTGAAAATGTAAATGTAGTATACGATATCGTAGTTCAGGTAGTTGGTGTCGCTGCTTTGGTTGCGACTCTGACGCCCAACGAGAGTGATAATAAGGTTGTTGATGCGGTGCTAAAATTTGTCAATTTACTCGGTGCCAATTTCGGTAGAGCGACGAACGCATCGTAGTTTGATTTATAACGATTGATAACGATCAGTCGGGTAGGCGATCTGCAAGTCGCCTGGGAACTATATTGGATCTGTGGTGGGGCTAATCCTTTTTATATTATGCCGAATTATGTGAATTATTTAGAGACACTATCTTTGGTTGCAGAAGATATTGATATTAGTCAGATGAGTAATCGTGCTCGTCTGGCTGCTGGTTTGGTGTATCGAAATAAAATAATTGCCATAGGTACGAACCAGAAAAAGAGTCATCCGTTTCAGAAGAAGTATGGTAAGAATGAAAATTCAATATATCTCCATGCTGAAATATGTGCTATAGTCAATGCACTGAAAAGAGTAGACGAGAGAATTTTGTCTAAGTCTTCCCTTTATGTTTGTCGCGTTAAACATCCAACACACTTTGATCCTACCTTTACTTGGGGAATGGCAAAACCATGTGTTGGCTGTCAGAGGGCGATTGCTGCCTTTGGTATCCGTAAGGTGTATTATAGTTGCGAAGGCATAGGGAACTATGATATATTATAAATATTAGAATTAAACATAAATATGGGGTGCTGATGTGAATATGAAAGACCTTGAAAAATTTTTAGTTAGGTATGGCAAAACTAAAAAAATATCATCGAAGCGTATTGCTGTTCTTACTTCTGATAATCGTGTTGATCTATTGAAAACAATAGTGAACGATATACCAGGAGCAAAGTATGATAGTACGCCAACAGGTGCTTCTAGTGCTGGATCTGTTAAAGTCGAGTCGTTTACAATATTGGCCAAGCCGGCATCGAAGCAGGGAAACAAATCTGCTGGTATTGAAAATGAAATAGTGATGATAAAATCTATTAATGATATTATTGCGGAAAATGAAGGCGATCCAATTGATATTACAATTAAAGCTGGTACGAAAAAACAAGTCATAAGAAATGTCGTTAATTGTAAAGAGATGGGAAGAGATACGACAGGAAGAAAGAAAGCGGATATTATATTAGAGACAACTAGAAACGATTATCCAATATCAATCAAGAAAGATAATGCAGAAATTTGGGAATCAGCCGATTCATATTGGCACAAATATGCAGAAATATTGATCGATGAGCTTGTTGCTGCTGACAGAATTGAATTGAGAAAAAGCGGTCCAGTGTACTCGTTGTCTCCCAATTTTGCAAGGAAGGCTTCAAAAAAGGAAGCAAAAGAAGTTGTGTTCGGTTCCGATCTTTTGGTTGGTAATAGGGGAAGCGTAGTTCAGAAAACATTCAGTCAAGATGATTTTAATATGGATTATGATAAAAATATGCTAACAATTAAGGTATCCAGTATCATTAGAAAACCTGAAGATGTTAAGGGTGATCATACTGTTTGGTTTTTGGTAAGAAACGACAGAACACGAAAGACTATTAAAGAATATCCTGGCATTAGAGTTCTAGCTGTGTATGAAAAAAGAATTAATCCTAATGTTTTGAGGGTTCGATAATGCCTCATAGTTTTAAAAAATATATTAGAGATTTGTCGGAAGCAAAAAAAAGAAAAAAAACAAGAGGGGCTCTTAATACCGCTGGGGCGGATGTTAATGAAATTCTTCTAGGATATTATATGTTAGGTGGTAAGTGGACAGGATTTCAGGACTCGAAATATGTAAAGGGACAGTTAGAAAAAAGAAAAAAACAGATAGGAGAAGATGAGTACGCAATACAGTCTTTAAGAGCGGAACAGATGGCAAAAGAAGTTAAAATATGGACATCGAGCCGGTTAGAATATTCTAAAAGTAAGCCAGTGAAAGTTTGGTGGACTGCACGACCTGGTGTTTTGTCGAAGGCATTCGGGAAGGCGGTTGATTCTCGAAAAAATCCTACTGATACGTTAGTTCAGTATGATAATGGTGTGTTTTTAGGATTGTCGGCAAAATCAACAAAGGCTACTGAACCAGGATTCAAAAATCCAGGTATGGGCACTATAGAAAAGGCACTTGGTGTTGATTTGAGATCCGTTTTAGATAAAGAGCAGAATAAATTTATTAAGAAACACAATCTTTCTACTGTTCAGAGTAAAAGAAAAACAGAGATTAGGGCAGATAGTGATTTGGTTGCTGCCTCTGCCGCTGCCCGAGACATTACATTGAGAAAACTGCGTGATGCACTTATGAATGAATTGAAAAGCATATCTCAAGATAAATTAAAAGAACATTTAAATAGTAATTGGATGGATGTAGATATTATTGGTCCTCCATATATTAAAGTTACTGGTAAAGGCGTTAAGCTGCCATTCACCGCAAAAATTATGGATCCTTTAGAAAAGCACGCTAAAATTAATTGGGATTATTATGCACATATGAAAAAAGTTGGAAATGATGGTATTGGAATATTCATGTCATATTCAAGTAGTGAGAATTCGGAGCATCGTTTACCCATATTAAAAATGCGTGTTAAGTATGGATCGCAGGCTATGGCATCTCCTATAAAATTCAGTGGAGAAGATTGGAAAGGATGAAAAAATGAAATCATTCTATCAGCATATAATATCTGAGGCCGCATCACCCGGGAAGAATCTTCACCTTGAGCATATTGAGGATGAAATTCTAAACTTTGGTGTTAAAGGTGGCCGCGCGTCTATTAATTTTTTGCAAGAGCTTCGCGATATGTTAGCGGGCAATTCATCCAAGAAGGTGAATGTGACTGTAAAGTGGGATGGAGCGCCTGCTGTATTTGCTGGCATTGATCCTTCTGATGGAAAGTTTTTTGTTGGAACCAAAGGTGTCTTTGCTAAGAATCCTAAGATCGTTAAAACGACTGCCGATTTAGATACTTATGGATATAGCGGTGGATTACGAGAGAAGCTATCACTAGCACTGAAAGAGTTACCAAAGCTCGGTATTACTGGTGTGCTTCAGGGTGATATGATGTTTTCTTCTGATGACCTAGAAATTAAAACTATCGACGGGCAAGAATATATCACATTTCAGCCAAACACGATTGTTTATGCGATTCCTACGGGTAGCGATTTAGCTAAGACAATACAAAAAGCAAAGATGGGAATTATATTTCATACGACATATGAGGGAGGTCCAACTCTTGCTGATATGACTGCATCGTTTGGTGCGAATGTTTCTGGTCTTAGAAGCACTCCCTCTGTTTGGTTCGATAATGCAGATTATCAAGATGTATCGGGTAAGGTTTTGTTTACCGATAAAGAGACGATTGAATTGACTCGTTATCTTTCTCGCGCCGAATCAGTTTTCCAAAAAATCAATACTAAGTCTCTTGACGAATTCATTCGCGCACAATCTCAATTAGCATCTGCTGCTGGTTCGTCTTTTAAGACCTATAATAACAGTTTTATTCGAGCTGGAAAGGCGATTAAAGATCCCAGAAAACACAGCATGGATTATTTGAGGTATTTTGAGGATTGGTGGCAGACAAAGGCAATCGGAAAAGTAAAGACTGAAAAAACTAAAGAAGCCAAACGACAGAAGATGCAAGAGCATATGAGAATCATACAGAAAAATTTGAAAACGATTCAACAGATTACGGAATTTCAAATTCATTTGGTAGATGCCAAAAGTATGATTGTAAAAAAGCTAAATAGTGGAGCGGGTGCGATGAAAACATTTGTGCAAACGCCCACGGGTTTCAAGGTAGTTGGTGACGAAGGCTATGTTGCAGTGGACCGATTAGGTAAAAATGCCGTTAAATTAGTTGACCGCCTTGAGTTTTCATATAATAACTTCACTGCTCAAAAAAATTGGAGTAAGTAAATGTTATCATTCGTTGAGTGGGCAGAGTTGGATGAGGTTCTGACCGCACAGCAAAGAAAGAAGCGCGGAATTCAAATGAAACGAAATCGCGCAAAATTACGCCGCGGTCGAAAGCGCGCCCGCCAGCGTGTCGCCGGTACTGGTGTTCTTCAGAGAAGGGCAAAGAGACAGGCTAGAAGAGATGTCTTTCGTAAGCTGACTAGAGGAAAGAATCCGTCTGATGTGAATCCAGCATTTAGACGGGCAATTGAATTGAGAGTGAAAAAGAAACAAGGTTTGATTGGACGAAAGACTAAACAGTTAGTTAGAGTTAAAAAGAGGGAAGATGTAGCGCGACGTAGATGAATAAATAATATATTGGCAGTTAGGCTAAGGGAAACCTGCTATGGCAAGAAAAGATACAGTAGTTATTGCTTGGGGTCGATTTAATCCCCCAACAACAGGTCATGAGGTTGTATTTCGTCGTGTCGCCAAAGAGGCTCGTTCCCAAAATGCTGATTATTTGGTCTACCCAACCAAATCTGTAGATCGAAAAAAGAATCCTCTCACCTTCAAGCAGAAGGTTCGATTTATGAAGAGGATGTTTCCGGATCATTCTAAAAACATTTCATCCGACGTATCTGTGAATACTGTGATAAAGGCTGCACAGAAATCGGAAAGTCAAGGTTATTCTAATCTGGTGTTAGTGGTTGGTGCAGATAGAGTAAAGGAGTTTGAGGATTTATTGAATCGATATAATGGAAAAGATTATGATTTCGATTCAATTGATATTGTGAGTGCGGGTGAGAGGGATCCTGATGCGGATGATGTTACCGGAATGTCTGCATCTAAGATGAGAGCAGCCGCATTTTCTGGAGACTATGCTTCGTTTTCAAAAGGTTTGCCTCGAGGATATAAAGGTGGTAAGGACTTATTTAATGCGGTGCGAAGTGGTATGGGGATTAAAGAAGATTATCAGTATGTATCTGAAGATTTAAGGTCTGGTGGTATTGGTGGACCAAGATTTAATAAGTTGCTTAGGTTTGGATTAGCAGTAGATGGTCAGGCTGATATACCATTAACCAAAAGAGCATTTAATAATTTCAAAAAGTCGCAATCCGATCCTACGATGCGACGAAAAGTTTATCAGACAACAGATAAGCTATTTGATTTTGTGATAGATGATGACATTATATACCATAGATTACTTATGCTGTTGCATAAAGACCAAATATATGGAGATAAAGAGATGACTAATGAGGTTAAAAAAGTAGTTGCAAAATTGCAAGAGAAGTCCGAAAAATCTGGTATCTCGTATGATGTTCTTGAGGAAGTGTTTTTAAGGGGCATTGATTCTTGGGAAGCGGGTGATTGTTTAAGCGAGATGGATGTATATCAATGGTCGTTCTCTAGAGTTAATTCGTTTATATCTAATGGTAAATCTAGAAAAGTATTAGATGAAGATTTGTCGATAGAATACAATAGCAGTGTAATAGACGAAGACTTTGAAACCTTCATTTCAGAAAAAGATTATCAGGGTCGGTTATCACCAGACAAGATTGCGAATAGAAGAAGACAGTTGGCACAAAAGACACAAGCAGTTAGAATGAGGGCTGCTGATAAGATTAGACAATTACGTCAAAAGGCGCAGGACCGAGAAGATCGTCAGCGCAGAAGCAGGAGTGTTGTATAATGAGCAACGATAAGAAGACTACAGGTTTTACTGGTGTCGAGAGTCTAGACCAAGACTTACTTGATGCTGTTTCTGGTGTTGTTGATACCGAAGATAAAATTAGAATGAATGATCAGGATCAGTATGTGGATCGTGTTACTGCAAATCTTCCGAAGAATGATTTAGAGTTGATTTCTGAAGATGAGGATAGTGATTATGAGCCTGCTGATTCAATGGGTAGGCATCGAGGAGCGCATAGACTTAAAGTAAAGCCTATTAAGTATACTGCGGCAGATGAGAAAAGAGATCGTGAAGAACACAAACAGCGACAGAAAGAGATTCGACAACAGCGAGCGCAACGAAAGGCTTCTGGGGAATGGGATCGGGGTGCAGGTGCGGCTCGTCGAGATAAGGAACGAATGAGGAAGTTTCAACAACAGCAAGCCGCGAAGGCTAAAAAGGAATCTTTCGATGAACTGACTGATGAAGATATTGATAATCTTCTAGAGATGTTTATACACGAGGGTGGTCTTGATAGTGTGAACAAGAAGGCACTCAAGAAGAATTTTAAAAACCGAAATGACAAAGACATCGATAACGATGGTGACGTTGACGGTTCTGATGAGTATCTACACAACCGACGAAAGAAGATTGCATCTAAAGTGAAGGAAGGTAAGAACGGAAAGAAAGATCCTGTTGTTATTAATCCTACGGTAGAGTCTGTTGATTGGGAAGAAGCTCAATATTGGGATGAAGAGACTGTGGCTGACTTCCTCAAGCGAGGCGGAAAGATTACAAAGCTCAAGCCTCGTGTTGCTCGTGGTGCTAAGAAGAAGCAAACTATGAAGGTTAGGGGTGGTCGTCCAGGATCTAAAGAGTTGGCTCGCAAAGCTGAGAAGAAGATGCATGGCGAAGGATGGGAGGCACAGGCCAGTCCAGCAGAAAAGGCTAGGCGAGCACACCTAAAAGATAAAGGCTCGACAACTAAACGAATGTCTCAGGCTGGCACTAAGGACAGTCGTCCAATTCATATACCCAACAGAGAAACTGGTTCTGGGGGAATTGGTAGTAGAACTGGTCCTAGCACAAAGACTCAAAAGTACATTCGGGCTAATCCCCAGAGTGTGCGAAGAGAAGAAGCTGAGAAGTTTGACATCAAAGCATTTGTGAAGGGGCTTAAAGAAGGTGTCGTAGAGTGGGGAACAGACGAGGGCGCGAATAGATATAAGGATATGACTCCAGGACAAACTCCAGGCACTAACAATGTGCAGGGATTTGGATCCGATAAGCCTGATTTAGAAGAAGCTGGAGCCCGAGATCATTTTCGACAGTTTCAGAAAAAATTTAAGACTATGCCAAAAATTGATACTAAAGAATATCCAGATATTCGAGGATTAGAAGGACCTTTTAGATTCAAGAATGGTGCTATATTATATTATGATCCAAAGGAAGGAAAGTATTACGACAATAAGAAAGACATGTATGTTGAGAAATTGCCAGAGGGTTGGGAGATCGAGTAAGTGAAGACGTACAATCAGTTGTTGGTTGAAGTGAGAAGCGACTCGCCTATTATTATGTTGGATATGGATGGAGTGGTTGCTGATTATGCCAGAGGCGTGAAAGAGCTATGTGGAATGTCTATTGAAGATTGGAAAAAGCGATGCAAAAAAATGATTGACTCGAAAGGTAATGTTCCTCCTGAGGTGTCTAACAATAAGTTACACAAAATGATTGAGGATGCTGGTATTGAGTTTTGGGAGAATCTTAATTGGACGAAAGATGGAAAGCAGTTGTGGAATTTTCTAAAAAAGCATGATGTCGAGATTTTGTCTGCATACAAAAAGAAGCGAAATGATCCAAAAGGATATAGTCATGATGGAAAGTTGCTTTGGTTAGATCGAAATATGAGACTTCCTAAGAATAAGATTAACTTAGTAATGAGGGAAGATAAACAGAAGTATGCGTTAAATGCAGCCGGTAAGCCTAATATTCTAGTTGACGACTACATCAAGAATATTAGAGAATTTGAAGCTGCTGGTGGTATTGGGGTGCATCATACTTCAGCAAGTAAAACAATCGCAAAGCTCAAGAAGTTGGGTTTTGTATAAATAGATTAAAGGAATAGGTATCACATTACCGAAGGGAGAATTGATATGCCACTCTGGGGATTAGGCAAAGGAACCGGCAGCCAAATAGACAAATTACCTACTTGGTTGAAGAATCGAAATACATCCAATGGAGCGAGTGTAACTGCTGCTCCATGGAATCCAGGTGATGTTGATACTACAAATCGTGGTCGACCATTTACCAATGATGTTGGTGCTACATATATTACTGCAAATAGTATATCAAATAAAGGAACTGGTTTTGTTCATGAACAGAGATATACAGACAATTTGGGTAACAGCCGAGTCCGTCGAGAGGTTCTTGTGGCTACTAGTAGTGGTACCACAAATAGTAGTCTCGACATCGTTGGTAGAACGAATCCGATCAATACTGCAAATATCGTTTCCGTTGCATTTGATAAACAGACATATAATGAAAATGATGTGATTCAAGTTAAAGTTTCGTTTGATCGCGAAGTTATTGTGGCTGGCGCAACATTCTATACTGGTCCAAATATCAAGATGGCAAATTCGAGCGGTGTATCTCCTGGTTCTGTTGGTTCGGCCGGGATAGCGTATGCCATATATGGTGGCCATGCTGGCCACTATGGTGGGCTTAACAGTCCTGGTACACAGACTATTGGTGAAGCATATGGAAATAACACAAATACTTTAGTCTTTGAAGTGACTGCAAACGCAACTCACGGAATTGGCACTGGTAATATTACTACTGCTTTTGCTACCGCTGGCGACGGCGGCATCGGCGGCGCGGATCCGAGCGTCGCGACCAAATTTTGGCCATCATTCTTGGCTATTCGTTTGAAAGATAATCCAACGGATATTACATGTAATGTGAATACTCATTTTGCCACAACTTCGGCAGGAGGTCCAGCATCGGCATTTATCACCACTGCTAATGTTTATGTAATTCCTGCATGATAGTATGGTTTTAAATGCTATATAAGAGAAGTGAGGATTGAAAATAGAAAAGTGTGATTTTTTATGTTATTTGATGTGTTGACTGATCAGAATGTTGATATATTTGCGTTAAAGGCCTACGACAATCCCCAGTGTTCTGGCGTTGACGAATTTTATGATGATATGAAGCGCATCAAGTATATCAAGAGGTTATTTAATCGCTATACACAGACTGGTGAATTGAAGGACCGTTTGATACTGAATCACATTATTATTTTGTATAATGTATTTCCTGTTGAAGCAGCTACTAGAATATTGTTCTTTAAAATTGATGTAGATGATTATTCTTTATTGAAGACGTTTTTAATCTATTTAGGATTTATGCCAGAAGTGGTAAGGGGCGTTAGAGGAAGAGATATCGTAAGTAGTGACATATCACTAGATTCTGTTGTAATAACCAAATTGAGGAAAATATAGATGAAGACATTTTCTAATATCGATTTTCAGTTCAACCGATTCATTAGAGAAGAAGGCACCGCGGTGTCGTCTGTTGCGGGTCTTACTGGTGAGCCTCCAGGGCCCAGGAATAGGACGAAACCCTTAAAGAGAAAAAAGTTTAATGGTTGTGAGGTTTTTACTATTCCAAGTGAATCGTATAGTAGATGTGCTTCGGCTAAAATGAAGAGTGAGCGTTTTGCGAAATATATTCAAGATGAAGAAATTGGAAATGATGTTAGAGAATATGCGAGACTAAATCCTAGTAAGTCTATAATTATTGAAGATGAAGTAACTGGTGCTATGACCTATTTGAAAATTGGTAAAAATGATCCAATTGCTAAATTGTATGGAAGATAAGAATGACTACTAATTTAATGATTGTTGGTGGAATTTTTGTTGTAATATTTGGTCTGATATATGGATTGGTTCGAGTTTCTAAAAAGGCGAGTGCCCTTCAAAAAGAAAATGAGCAATTAGGAGAGGTGATTAATAATGCAAAAGAGGCAATTGAAGCACTCAATGAGCCGATTACTCTTGGTGAAGATTTGCTTGATGATATTCGTGATCGTAGCGGGTTGTAAGCATTTTGCCCCAGATCCTATTCAAATAAGATGTCCTGGATGGTCACCAAAAGCATATTTTGAGTTTGGTGAATTGCTGCAAATGCAGAAGAATGGTCAATTAGATATAAGAAATCTAGAACTACATATTGCAGAGACAGAGCGAATGTGTCGTGCTTTAGATAAAGTTGTTTGTGGTGAGGATTGCCCTACTCTTAGGAATTAGAATGTCTTATGTAGATCATAAGTTTATTAAACTTGTGTCCCCAAAGCTAGATCGTTTTCAGCAAAAGAATAATAATCTCTATAATTTTCGTTGCCCGTTTTGTGGTGATTCTGAAAAGAACGCATACAAGGCGAGAGGCTACGTTTATGAATTGAAAGACTCTTTAATTTTTAAGTGTCATAATTGTTCGGTAGGATGCTCTTTGGCTAATCTGTTGAAGCATGTAGATGTGTCATTGTATAATTCATATGTTATGGAAAGATTTAAAGGTAATAGAACATTTGAAAATAAAAAGGAAGAAGAGATTGTGTCATACAATTTTGGAGCTCCTAAATTTCATAGCGTAGATCCTTTGACTAAGATTGGATCAATTAAATTGTCGAAATGTGATATTAGTCATTCGGCAATGAAATTTGCGAAGAGTAGAAAAATCTCATCTGATCATTATGGTTATATGTATTATTTGGACGATGAAGAGAAGTTGGAAGAATTGTCAGACAAATATAAGGACAGAATAGCGGGGCATTCTGCTAGAATACTTTTTCCATATTATAACGAGCATAGTGAGTTGATCGGTTTGACTGGTAGAGCAATTGATCCTAAAAATAATCTAAGGTATTTGACGTTGAAGCTATCTGATCATCCTATGATTTATGGATTGGATCGTGTGGATAAGAGTCAAAAGATATATGTGGTAGAAGGTCCAATCGATTCGTTGTTTTTGAAGAATGGTATTGCGGTGTCTGGTGCTGATTTTGCTAAATTAGATAGCGTTGTTCCTAAAGATAAATGCGTATTAGTGTTTGACAATGAGCCGAGAAATAAGGAAGTATTGTCTCAACAGTTGAAGATGATTGAAGCTGGATATTCGGTTTGTATTTGGCCAGAAAATGTTTATGAGAAAGACATAAATGATATGGTGCTTGCTGATTGGAAATATGTTGCCGATATTATAGATAGTAATACACATAAAGGCATATCTGCTGTGGCTGCATTTCATAATTGGAAGAAGGTTTGATCTATGAATGAGAAAATGAGTGTTGAGTTGGTTGATCATATGGGGAGCGATCTGACTGTAGTGAATGCTGCCAGAGTGAGCCATAATAAACATGTCGATGAATTAGACGATAAAGACGAAAAGCTAATCAGATATTTGGCTAAAAATGGGCATTGGACTCCGTTCGGTCATGCTATGATTACATTACGAGAAACTGTACCTATTTTTGTGGCTCGACAGAGATTCAAGCACACCGTTGGCTTTTGTTATAATGAAGTATCTAGACGATATGTTAAGGACGAACCGACCTTTTATTTACCTGATCAGTGGAGAGCTTCTGCCAAAAATGTGAAGCAAGGATCTTCTCAGACAGATTTTATAGAAAAAATGTCTTCCACGATGAAAGGAGGAAAAATAGACTATGATGATGATTTTATGGTATCTTCAAAAGTAGATTGGATATATAATACATCTTTGAGTGTATATAATGAGATGTTAGAATCAGGAATTTGTGCAGAGCAAGCCCGAATGATTTTGCCGCAAGGAATGATGACCTCATATTATGTGACTGGTTCTTTGGCTGCTTGGGCAAGAGCATATCATTTGAGAGCTGAGGAGACTGCACAAAAAGAGATTCGTGATTTGGCTTCTATGTGGAACGAAAAAATTAATCCTATTTTTCCTAAATCCTGGGAAGCATTAGTTTTAGAAGGAAGTAATGATGATGCAGAAGACTGAAGTTGAATTGCCCACCTTATATCAACAATTTATACATTTATCGCGATATGCCAGATGGTTGCCTGAGCAAGGTAGAAGAGAAACTTGGAACGAAACTGTTGCGAGATATTTTGATTTTTTTGAATGGCAGTTGCAAGAGAATACTAAAGGTAAACTATCTAAGGCAGATAGAGAAGAATTAGAGAATGCAGTATTGGTGCTTGATGTGATGCCATCTATGCGTTGTCTAATGACCGCGGGAGAGGCATTGGCGCGAGAGAATATTGCAGGTTATAATTGTTCTTTTGTTGCGATTGACAATCCTCGTTCTTTTGATGAGATATTGTATATTCTAATGAATGGAACTGGTGTTGGGTTTTCTGTAGAGAGACAGTTTACAAATTCGTTGCCGGTTGTGGCCGAAGAATTTCATTCAACAGAAACTACAATTATCGTTGCAGATTCTAAATTGGGTTGGGCAAAGGCCCTTAAAGAGTTGATCGCAATGTTATATACTGGTCAGATCCCAAGTTGGAATTTGAGCAAGATTCGACCTGCTGGTGCTCCATTGAAGACTTTTGGTGGACGAGCATCTGGCCCCGAGCCATTGGATGATCTTTTTCATTTTTGTGTTCGGATTTTTTCCGGTGCTTCTGGTCGTAAGTTGACTTCGATTGAATGTCATGATTTGGTTTGTAAGATTGCTGAAATTGTGGTTGTTGGTGGTGTGCGTCGTTCTGCGTTACTTTCGCTGTCTAATTTGTCAGACGAACGAATGCGACACGCGAAGAGTGGTGAATGGCACATTGCAAATTCTCAGCGTGCGCTTTCAAACAATTCTGCTGCATATACAGAGAAGCCTGATATTGGAATCTTTATGGCAGAGTGGCTTTCGTTGTATGAGAGTAAGAGTGGTGAGCGAGGAATTTTTTCACGAAAAGCGTCGCAGAACAAAGCCATTGAGGGTGGAAGAAGAGATCCTGATCACCAGTTTGGAACTAATCCGTGTAGTGAGATTGTTCTGCGGTCGAAGCAGTTTTGCAATTTGTCTGAAGTTATTGCTCGCCCAAGTGATTCTATGGAAGAGTTGGAGCGTAAGGTTCGTTTGGCAACAATACTTGGTACGATGCAATCGACACTGACATCATTTCGATATGTTGGTAGTGCTTGGAAACGAAATTGTGAGGAGGAGAGATTACTTGGTGTCAGTTTAACTGGAATTATGGATAGTGAATTGACTAATGGTAAGAAGAAGAATCTAGAAGATCGACTTAGAGCACTGCGTCAAGTTGCAGTTGATACCAATAAAGAATGGGCTAAAAAGTTAGGCATTAATCAATCGACAGCGATTACATGTGTTAAGCCGAGCGGCACAGTGTCTCAGTTGGTTGATGCTGCAAGTGGAATTCATGCGAGACATAATCCATTTTACATTCGTACCGTTCGTGGTGATAAGAAAGATCCTCTTGCGAAGATGATGGTCGATGTTGGTTTTCCAGTTGAAGATGACATCATGCAGCCTACACACAATTGGGTATTTTCGTTTCCGGTGAAGGCTCCCTCGAACGCTATCTTCAGAAAAGATATGAGTGCGATTGAGCAATTGGAACATTGGTTGGTGTATCAGAGAGCATGGTGTGAGCATAAACCTTCTTGCACAGTATCGGTAAAAGAGGACGAATGGTTTGAAGTTGGTGCTTGGGTATATAAGCATTTTGATGAGATTAGTGGAATATCTTTCTTGCCTTTCTCGGATCACATTTACAAGCAAGCTCCGTATACAGATTGTTCAAAAGAAGAATATAACGAACAATCAAAGAGAATGCCTAAGTCGGTGGATTGGTCAGAATTGGCAAGATATGAAAATACCGATCAGACGTTAGGCTCACAAGAATTGGCATGTGCTGCTGGAGAATGTGAAATTGTTTAGGAGTGTTGTGTATGCCGATTGATTTTGAAGAAGATGAGCCGATATTAGAATTAAATTTACAATGCCAAGAGTGTGATATTGAATATTCAGTATGCACTAGAATGGATGGGTATTTAGAGCAAGCTAGATATTGTCCTTTTTGTGGAACGTATAACATAGATTATGATTTAGAAGAGGAGGAATAGAGTGCCAATATATGCTGGAATAGATTACTCTCTGACTTCTCCTTCCATTTGTATATCAGACGAAAAAATCATTGACTTCTCGTCTGTGACGTGCTATTTTCTATCTAACTTAGCGCGATTCGAGAAATATAAAGAGTCAAACATAAACGGAAATACACATGAGCAATTTGAGTCGGATCAAGATAGGTATGATATAATATCTTCTTGGGCGTTGGATGCTCTTGAAGAACATGAAGTGGATTATGTTTGTATTGAAGGATATTCGTTCGGTTCGACTGGTAGAGTATTTAATATTGCAGAGAACAC